AATTATTGTAGCATCTTACGGAACATTCTCTACAGGAATTAACATTAAAAATCTACATAATGTTATTTTCGCTTCACCATCAAAATCAAGAATTAGAAATCTTCAGTCAATCGGAAGAGTATTGAGAAAGGGAGATAATAAAACTAAAGCAACTCTCTATGATATTTCCGATGATATTAGTTATAAGTCAAGAAAAAATTATACTCTAAATCATCTAATAGAAAGAATTAAAATCTATAATGAAGAAAACTTTAATTATGATATTGTAAACTTACCAATTAAAGAATAAGTATGGGAGAAGAGTTTTATTGCATCATCAAATTAGTATCGGGAGAAGAAATATTCTCCCTGATATCGGTAGATGAATCTGAAGATAATCCGATTATTGTTTTACAGAATCCTGTTGTTATGGTTATGGTTCAGGCAAATGGAAATTCATTTGTCAAAATTAAACCTTGGATGGAATTATCAAGTGAAGATATTTTTATGATTCGTTTAGATAAAGTTATTACAATGACGGAATGTACTGATAGTAAACTTATTGATGTATATAAAAACTATATCTCTTCTGATATTGAAGAATTATTATCTTCTGATGGGAAAGTAAAACTTACTGAAGATATGGGATATAAAGGTTCAGTAGATGATTTCCGAAATAAACTTGAAGATATCTATAAAGGTATTAAAGAAAGCTAATCCTTCTCTTCAACCCTGACAAAGCAGATTCTACTCGTATTCTAGGTACTTGTCAAGGCCTTCTTACTTATGGTACAATGGTAACAACTCACAAAGTACGCAGTTAAAATGTTATGCCAAAGAAGAAGTCCGAACACTATGTAAACAACAAAGAGTTTCTAGAGGCATTAGTTGTTTATAGAACTAAAGTTGCAAAGGCAAAAGAAGAAGGATTGCCCAAACCAAAAATTACAAATTATATTGGGGAATGCTTTTTGAAGATTGCAACACAGTATTCTTACAAACCAAACTTTGTTAATTATATGTACCGTGAGGATATGATTTCTGATGGTATTGAAAACTGCGTACAATATATTCATAATTTTGACCCAGAAAAATCTAAAAATCCGTTTGCATATTTTACTCAGATTATTCATTATGCCTTCTTAAGAAGGATTCAAAAAGAAAAGAAGCAAATGGAAATAAAAACCAAAATTATTGAAAAGACTGGTTACGATGAGGTTATGATGATTGATGGGGGCTTGCTTTCTGGAACCAGTTCCGAGTACAACACAATAAAGGATAATATCCAGTACCGTAATAATCGTTAAATACTATAATTTTATAAATAGTAATAGTATTATAAAAATATATGACTACTTTTATTGGAAAACCTTGTAAGAAATGTGGAAATAGTGAAAGATACTGTTCTGGAAATAAACCTTGTGTTAGGTGTGTAAAAGAAAATTCTAGTATTCGTTCTAAAAATGGTAAAAGAACAGAATGGTCTAGAAAAAACAAAGAAAAAATAAATTCCAAGAATAATTCATATTACCATTCATTAACTTCCGAAGAAAAAATTCTTAGGAATAGAAAACAACAAGTTTCTCTTTATGGATTGACTTTGGAGGATTATGATGCTATGCTTGAAAAGCAAGATGGTGTATGTGCCATATGCTCTAAAAAAATAGATGGTAATCTACATATAGACCATAATCACAAAACCAATCAAGTAAGGGGATTGCTATGTGGCAAATGCAATAGGGCAATAGGATTATTAAACGACGATATTTCTTTATTTACAAAAGCAATTACTTATTTAAATTTGAGCTGATTATGAAGGTAGCAATTTTAAGTGACAGCCACTGGGGTGCCAGGAAGGGTTCTAAGTACCTTCACGATTATTTTGAACTCTTCTACAAGAATATCTTTTTTCCTGCCTTAGAGGAGCATAGAGTGGAGTCTGTGATTCATATGGGTGATGCATTTGATAGTCGTAAGTCAATTGATTATCAGAGTCTTCAGTGGGCAAAGAGAGTTGTATTTGAACCATTGTCCAAATATGATGTTCATATGGTGATTGGTAACCACGATTGTTATTATAAAAACACTAATAGTGTAAATTCACCAGAACTTCTTCTTGAAGATTATACAAATATTAAAACTTATAGTTCTCCTCAAACCATTAATGTTGGTGGACTTGATATTGCAATGATTCCTTGGATTTGTTCTGAGAACTATGATGAAACTCTTCGTTTAATTGATAAAACTCCAGCAAAAATTGCGATGGGACACCTTGAATTGAATGGATTCAGAGCCCATCGTGGACATACTATGGATTCTGGAATGGAATCTGATGTATTCTCCAAATTTAAAAAAGTATTTTCTGGACACTTTCACACTCGTTCTGATGATGGGCATATCTTTTACCTTGGTAACCCATATGAGATGTTCTGGAATGATGTGAATGATACGCGAGGATTTCATATCTTTGATACCGAAACCTTAGAGCATATCCCAGTCAATAATCCATATAAACTTTTTTATAATATTTACTATGAAGATACACCATATCAAATGGTTGACTTCAGTGAATATGAGAATAAGATTGTGAAAGTTATTGTAAGAAAGAAGAGTAATCCAAAGTCTTTTGAAAAGTTTATTGATAAACTATATAACACAGGTGTTCAAGACCTAAAAATTGTCGAAAACTTTCAAATTGAAGAAAAGGAAGACTTTAATATTGAAGAAGATGAAAATACACTTTCAATTCTCAATCGATATGTGGAAGAATCTGAAACAATCTTCGACAAAAAAGTAATCAATGCAATTCTTGAGGAAGTTTATAAAAAAGCTTGCGAGGTAGAATAGTGTATCTTTTAACTCTAAAGGGAAAAAAGGACGACGGTGCATTTTCAGTCCAAAATAGATTTGGTGAAAAAGTTCTTTTTCTCTTTGAGGAGGAGGACGATGCTGAAAGATATGCTATGATGCTGGAAGACCATCCCCAGTACGAAAAAGAGATGGAAGTTGTAGAAGTTGATGATGAACTTGCCATCAAGACTTGTGAACTTTACAACTATAAATATGCTGTCATTACACCTAATGATATCGTTGTTCCTCCTAAATTATGAATATTTTATAGGGTGGTATTATAAATAAGTAAAGTTATACCACTTTTATATTTTATGCAAGTTAAAAAATGTAATGGTTGTCTTTTAGAAAAATCAGTTGAAGATTTTTATATTAATAAAATAGGGTCTAAAGGTCAACCAAGATATAAATCTAGATGTAAAGTTTGCATAAACAAAAAAAATTTAAATAATTATTATAATGAAACTGAAGAAAAAAGAAATAGACGTAGAGAAAAAAATTCGCAAAATCATTTGTTGAGAAAATTTGGGTTGACCTTAGATGAATTTTCTGCTATGATTTTAGAACAAAATAATAAATGTAAAACTTGTGGATGCGAATTGCATAAACCTCAAGTAGACCATAATCATAAAACTGGTAAAGTTAGGGGATTATTATGTAAACCTTGTAATATGTCTATGGGGTTATTAAAAGAAAATACTAAAACCCTTTATAAAATGATTTCTTATATTGATAATGATTATATTTAAAAAAATTAGATACCGAAATTTTTTAAGTACTGGCAATCAATTTACTGAAGTTGATTTTCAAAAGAACCATACAAATCTAATTATCGGAACAAATGGTGCAGGTAAATCAACAGTTCTAGATGCTCTTACCTTCGTATTATTCAATAAACCTTTCCGAAAAATTAATAAACCACAACTAGTCAATACTACAAATGAAAAAGATTGTCTGGTGGAAATCGAATTCTCCATTAACAGTAGAAACTATCTTGTTCGTCGCGGAATTAAACCGAATATCTTTGATATTGAAATCGACGGTAAGAAACTTCATCGTGAATCGGATGACCGTGCCAATCAAAAGATTCTTGAAGAAAACATTCTAAAGGTTAATTATAAATCATTTACACAAATTGTAATTCTGGGTTCAAGTACATTTGTTCCCTTTATGCAACTCTCAACTGCAAATCGTCGGGAAGTTATTGAAGACCTTCTAGACATTCGTATTTTTTCATCAATGAATGCGATTGTTAAAGAAACAATTCGTACAATGAAGGATGAAATTAAGTCATTAGCTCTTAAGAAAGAGTCATATGAAGACAAAGTTGAGATGCAGAAGAATTTTATTTCTGAATTAGAAAATCGTGGAAATGCAAATATAAATCTCAATAAAGAAAAGATTTCTTCTCTAATGTCTGAGAATGAATCTTATATGTCTCATAATAATAAAATTGAGAAGAAAATTGCTGCCGTAACAAAACAAATTGATGAAGTATCTGGTTCTGGAAAGAAACTAAGTAAACTTATTAATCTGAAAGGTAAAATCTCACAAAAGGTATCCTCTATTACTGAAAATTATAAGTTTTTCAATGAAAATACGGTATGTCCTACTTGCACTCAACATATTGAAGAGGAATTTAGGTTAAATAAGATTGTAGATGCTCAAAATAAAATCGATGAACTCAGTCAGGGGATTGATGAACTTGATGAGGCAATAAAGGGGGAGAAAAAGAGAGAGCATCAATTCAATAGCCTTTCTAAGGAGATTTTAAAACTCAACAATGACATTTCTCAAAACAATACTCGGATTTCACTCAACCAGAGACAAATCGGAGACCTTGAAAATGAAATTCAAACACTTACCAATCAACTTAAAAACCGAAATACTGAACATGAGAAATTAGAAGAATATCAAAAGAATCTCCAAGATACTTTTAATGAATTGGTTGAGAAAAAAGAAAATCTAGTTAATTATGATTTTGCGTATTCACTACTAAAAGATGATGGTGTAAAAACTAAAATTATTAAAAAATACCTACCCTTTATCAATCAACAGGTTAATCGTTACCTTCAAATGATGGATTTTTATATTAACTTCCATCTAGACCAAGAGTTTAACGAAACTGTTAAATCTCCAATTCACGAAGATTTTTCATACTCCTCATTTTCTGAGGGGGAAAAAGCAAGAATTGATTTAAGTTTGTTGTTTGCTTGGCGTGAAGTTGCGAGAGTCAAAAATTCCGTAAATTGTAATATTCTTTTATTTGACGAAGTTTTTGACTCTTCTCTCGATGGTTTTGGTGCAGATGAATTTTTAAAAATTATTAAATATGTAGTTAAGGATTCTAGTATATTTGTAATTTCTCATAAAACTGATTTGCAAGATAAGTTTGATGGTACTATAAAATTTCAAAAGAAAAACGGATTTTCATATAAAACTGAATTATGATATTTTATAAATAATTTATAGTTCAATTCTCATTTAGTTTGGTGTACAGTTTATATTGTATTGAAAATAAAATTACGGGACAGAAATATATTGGTATAACTTCTCTTAATCCTGAAGAGAGGTGGAAAAAGCACCAGTATGCTTATAAAACCGAAAAAAAGAAAAATGATTGTCCTAAATTCTATAACTCTATTAGAAAATATGGAGTTGAAAATTTTAAATTATCTATTTTAGAACAAAGTGAAGATGCTTCTTATATTGAAAATTTGGAAATAAGATATATTTCTGAAAATTCCAACTTACTAAACGTTTCTTCTGGTGGTGGGGGAATGACTATAAATTCTGGATGGAAACACTCTCCAGAAACTATAAAAAAATTAAAGGAAAAAACACCGCCTATGTTGGGGAAAAAACATTCTCAAGAGACAATTAATAAAATGAAAGATGACCCAAGAAGGAAAAACTTTGGGGAAAAAAATGGAATGTATGGAAAAAAACATAGTGATGAGTATAAGGAGAATATGAGAATGCGAATGTCTAAAAATAATCCTATGAAAGGTAAAACGCATTCTCCAGAAGCAAAGGAAAAAATGAGACAATCGGCATTACGGAGGTGGGACAATAAATAAAGTGTCACAAGGTTCGACAAAATCAAAGGATTCTCCCGTATAGTCAGTTAAGATTCCAAAAACCGATGACCACTCCAAATTGGCAACACAACTCTGGCAAACCTCAGAAACGAAAACTTAAACCACAAGCACTGCGACAAGCAAAAGCACGTCGTCAGGCACTTAAGAACAAGCACCCCAAACGGGGTGTTTTTTTGTTTTTATAAATAATTTCACGGTATAGTAAAAAAAAAAATGAATTCCCAAGATTTACGATATCTTCAAGAAGCATATTTTGATGTTTATAGAAATGATAGTGAACTTGAGCAACTTGACGAAGCAATTACCAGTGAAAAGGGTAAAGCAAAGGCAGCAGAAATGATTGCTAAGCGTACTACTCCTTCAGGTAGAGCAAAGAAAGGTGAAGGTGCTAATGTTGCTGCAATCAAACATATTGTTCGTTCTGAGAGAGAAGGTCTTAGGGGAACTCCTCCTAATCGTAAAACAGCAGGTTCCAATTGGCCAAAATCATATAGTGGAATTGGAGGAACTGGAAACAAAGCAAAAAGAAGAGAAGCAGCACTTAAAAAAGAACAAGTAGATATCTACGACCTCATTCTCTCACATCTTCTTGATGAAGGATATGCTGAAACACTAGAAGCAGCAGAAACCATTATGGTTCATATGAGTGAAGAGTGGAGAGAAGGTATTGTTGAAGAAGTTCTTTCTGAAGGTGAAAAACCATTCCCCCACGAAAAAGTTGAAAGAAAACAGAAATCTCTTCGTGATAAAGGTGGTGATGCGCTAGAGCGTAGAATGAGGATGGGAGCTGCTCGTCGTCGTGCTAAAGAAGCAGAAAAAAATGGTGGTTCTCAAAGAGATGCTGGAAAGGGTTGGTATCACGGTAGATAAAAACCACTTCTCAAACTGTCCACTAGGGGGTCGCAAGACCTCCTTTTATAAATAATTTCACGGTATAGTAAAAAAAAATGAATTCCCAAGATTTACGATATCTTCAAGAAGCATATATGGAAATTTATGAAGAAGGTGGAACTAGTGATATAGTTGTGAAATTGAAATCGCCAGAAGAAAGAGCAAAATATCAAGCAAATTTAGAAAGAAGGAAAAAGAGAAAAGAAGAACCATCATTTTGGGATAACTTAAGAAAACGTAGAGAAGAGGGTCTTCCATCACAAATTGACATTAAAAGAGTAGTTGCCGCACAAAATAAAAAAGAGCAAGAAAAAAGACTTAAAAAGCAGAGTGAGGAAAAGGAAAGAAGAGAAAGAGCAGCAGCACTTAAAAAAGAACAAGTAGACCTCTACGACATTATCCTTTCACACTTACTTGATGAAGGATATGCTGAAACACCAGAAGCAGCAGAAACCATTATGGTTCATATGAGTGAAGATTGGAGAGAGAGTATTGTTAGCAATCTTATTGACTGAGGACACTTTCCAAACTGTCCACCAGGGGGTCGCAAGACCTCCTTTTTTTGTATAATACTTTCATACGCAACCGAAACCACCGATGCCTGTAAATTTTGAAGTCAAGGGAATGCTTGCCAAACTGCTGGCAACGGAAGACCTTGTAGTTGAACATAAGAACGTACAAACTGCCTGCTTTAACGTTCACACCCGTGTTCTGACTCTGCCGATGTGGGAAAAGGCAAGCAACACTGTTTATGATATGCTTGTTGCCCACGAATGCGGACATTCCATTTTCACAGATGATATTGACTGGACTGAGAAAGTAAAAGTCCCTCCAGCAGTTGTAAATGTTGTTGAGGATGTTCGTGTTGAAAAGTTGATGAAACGCAAGTATATGGGTCTTGCTAAAACATTTTTTAACGGATACAAAGAACTAAATGAGAAAGACTTTTTCTCACTTGCTGATGAGAATCTGTCTAAACTGAATCTTGCTGATAGGGTTAATCTCTACTTCAAGATTGGAAACTTTATTGATGTTCCTTTCAATCAAGAAGAACTGGAAATTGTAAAACTAGTTGGTAATACTGAAACCTTTGATGATGTTCTAGAAGCATCTCTGATTCTTTACAAGTATTGTACTGAAGAGAATCAAACTCAAAAGGTAGATATTCCTGAACTGAATTCCCATCAGAGTGGTTCTGTTGGTGAAGGTGGTGAGGGTGAAAATAATGGTGGAATGGAAGAACCTATTTCTTCCGAACAATCAGATGATACTGAAGGTAATCAGTCGGAATCTGCCCCAGATGAAGGTGAACAATCAACTGGAACAAACGATAAATCACAACCAAATTGTTCCCCTCAAGGTGGTGTAGGTTCAACTTCAAAGGACTTTGATGTTCAAACGATGAAGTCTTTTGAAGATTCTGTAAAAGACCTGATTCGCAATTCTGTTTCAGATACCGTTTATGTTGAGGTTCCAGAGGTGAATCTTGATACGGTAATCGTTAAGAACAAAGACCTCTTTGAGTATATTAATGATTTCTGGTCTCCCTATGCCGAAGAACCAACAACCTTTGCCTATGTTGATGCTGACTATCAAAAATTTAAAAAGTCAGCACAGAAGGAAGTCAATTATCTAGTAAAAGAATTTGAATGCCGCAAGGCAGCAGATTCCTATGCCCGTGCAACAACTTCCCGCACTGGTGTTCTTGATTGTTCCAAACTTCATACCTATAAGTATCAGGAAGACCTTTTCAAGAAAGTAACCACTCTTTCTGAAGGTAAGAATCACGGTCTCATTTTTATGCTTGACTGGTCTGGTTCTATGAGTGAAGTTATCAAGGACACAATCAAGCAACTTTATAATCTTGTTTGGTTCTGTAAGAAGGTCAATATTCCCTTTGATGTTTATGCCTTTACAGATTCCTTTGGCCCACTAATTCTTCAAGGTGAGAATGGTTATTCCCTTCCTCCTGCAGAACACACTAAACCAAAAGAAAATGAGATTGTGATTGGAAACTGGTTTGGTCTGATGAACCTATTTACAAGTAGTGTTCGCGGACCAGAACTAGAAGACCAGATGAAGAAGATTTATCGTATCGTTGACTCATTCAAGAGTTACGGTGCATATTCAATTCCTCCAAAGATGACTCTTTCTGGAACACCTCTGAATGAAGCAGTGATTACTCTGCATCAAATTCTTCCCAAATTTAAGAAAGACCACAATCTTCAAAAAGTCCATTGTGTTTGCCTAACCGATGGTGAAGGTTCTGCTATGGGTCGTTATCGTATGGTAAAACGGAATTGGGAAAAAGAACCTCGTCTGGGAACTGCCTATATTGATTCGACTGCTTATCTTCGTGACCGAAAAACTGGTTTCGTTTATAAGTTCGGTCAAGAAGGTAAAACCGTTACGGATGTTCTACTTCAGAATCTTCGGGATAAGTTTCCTTCAGTGAGTTTTATTGGAATGCGTATTCTATCTTCCCGTGATGTAGGACACTTTGTTCGGATGTATTGTGGTTACTATGGCAATCTTTATGAGAAAACTATGAGTACCTGGAAGAAAGAAAAATCATTCTCTCTGAAAAACTCTGGTTATCACAGTTACTTTGGTCTATCATCCAATGCTCTAAATAATTCCACTGAATTTAAAGTGGAAGAGGATGCTACAAAGGCAAAGATTAAGAGTGCATTCGTAAAATCCCTGAACTCCAAAAAGATGAACAAAAAAGTTCTATCTGAGTTCATCGAACTGGTCGCATAGGTTCGATGTGGTGGACGGTCCTGGAACTGTCCACCAGCAACTCCCAAACCCCCCTTAATGCCCTATAATTACTTCAGTTCAAACAAACCCACCTCTTCATTATGGCTTGCACTCACGACTACATTGTCTCTTCTCTGAAGGCACTCTATGGTTCTAATGTTACTTCTGGTGATATTCGTGCCTGGTGTGCTATGAATGGTGAAAACTATCAGACCATCACTAACAAGATTGCTAATTATAAAACTGGTCGTGGTAAGTGGAATCTTGAAGTGACTCAAGAAAGTGTAGAGCAAATCGAACGCACCTATCAGGCACCTGCCGTGGTGCCTCCTGTAGAACAAAACCTCATTCCTGAAAAAGATGATACCTTCGTCAGCTTTGGTAACTTTAGTGATATTAAAAAGATTGTTCAGTCCCGTCTATTTTATCCTACGTTCATTACGGGTCTTTCGGGTAATGGTAAAACGTTCGCGGTGGAGCAAGTCTGTGCTCAACTCAAGCGTGAACTGATTCGTGTAAACATTACTATTGAAACCGATGAAGATGACCTTATTGGCGGTTTTCGTCTTGTGGATGGGGCAACAGTTTGGCATAACGGACCTGTCGTGGAAGCACTCCAACGAGGTGCAGTCCTGCTACTCGATGAAATTGACCTTGCTAGTAACAAAATCCTCTGCCTCCAATCCATCCTTGAAGGTAAAGGTGTGTTCCTGAAGAAGATTGGTAAG